TAGTTTATAACGTAAGGTTAAACGGAGAGTTCAAATGTCTCGTGGAGATTTACAAGAAATGGAAGTAGGCACTAAGCAATCCAGAACCGCTGTCAATGCAAATGCTAAGGCAGGGGATGCAATGCCAAGTCTATCTGGTGCAACACCAGGACAAACTGGTGGATGGGAAGATCTTGGAGGTCCTGATCCATCCAACTATCGTTCAACTGATGACTCTGCAAAACTCAAAACACCCGGTGCAACCCTTAAGCAAGTTAAGGATGTTGTAAACAAAGGTGCTAAGCCTGCAGAGGCAATGAAGGGTGTTAAGGAAGATGAAGAGTTTGAGTATGATCAAGATGAAGAACTCTTAGAAGATACCGAAGATAACGAAGAAGTTGTAGCAGAAGCTAAGCACGAAGAGGAAGAGAAAGAAGAAGAGGGTAAAAAAGGTAAGAAGGAAGAAGAAGACGAAGACGAAGAAGAAATGGAAGAAGAGTTTAGCATCGAAGAAGATGTTAATGCTCTGCTTGCTGGCGAAGAGCTCTCCGAAGAGTTCCAAGAAAAAGCAAGAACCATTTTTGAAGCTGCTCTTCGTTCAAAGGTTTCTGATATTAAAGAAGCCCTTGAGGAGCAGTATGCAACCGCTCTTGCTGAGGAAGTAGAAGAAATTAAGTCTGAACTTTCTGAGCGTGTCGATGCATACTTAGAGTATGTTGCTGGTGAGTGGATGGAAGAAAATACACTCGCTATTGAAAAAGGTCTTAAGACCGAAATGACCGAATCATTCTTAACTGCAATGAAGGGTCTTTTTGAAGAACATTATGTATCAATCCCTGAAGATAAATATGATGTGCTTGAGAGCATGGTAGATAAACTTGATGAAATGGAGACAAAACTCAACGAGCAAATTGAGAAGAATGTTTCCCTAAACAAGCGTCTTGCAGAGGCGGTTGCTGACGGAATCTTTGAACAGGTTTCTGAGGGCCTTGCTGCTACTCAGAAAGATAAGCTCGCTTCACTTGCCGAAAGTGTTGAGTTTGAAAGTGAAGAAGAATATCGTGAAAAACTGGAGACTTTGAAGGAATCATATTTCCCTTCAAGAGGAGCTTCTCCAAAGGCAAGAACTGAAAGTCTGTCCGAAGGTGTAGACAGTGCTCCAGAATCAATTTCTGGTTCAATGGCTACTTATCTGAAGACTCTCTCAGCATTCAGCAAATAATTGAATTTAATATAATTCAAACACAAAAAACGCACTTTAGTAAAAAGGTAAAACGCAAATGTTCCATTCCGAGCATCTGCAGGAAAAGTGGGCACCACTCCTGAACTATGAGGGTCTTGATCCTATCAAAGATTCGCACAGAAAGGCTGTAACCGCTGTCCTGCTCGAAAACCAAGAAAGATTTTTAAGAGAGCAATCTGCTTTCGAACATGGTTCCATGAATATGCTCATGGAATCACCAACCAACAGTGGTAACGCTGCTGGTGGTAGTGGTGGATTCGGTGGTGATTCAACACCAGGTGGTCCTACCGCAGGTTTCGATCCCGTACTGATCTCATTGATCCGTCGTTCGATGCCTAACCTGATCGCCTATGACATCGCAGGCGTTCAACCAATGAGTGGTCCTACTGGACTCATCTTCGCAATGCGTTCGCGCTATACCAACCAGAGTGGTACTGAAGCTTTCTACAACGAGGCAGATTCAGTATTCTCAGGTCAGGATGCAGGTCTTGATGAGGCAGCAGGTTTCACCAATGCTGTTTCTGGTATGGGTACTACCACCATTGCTGGTACTAACCCATCAGTTCTGAACCCAGTTTCTTCTGCATCTTCTACTGCCTACAATGTAGGTCAGGGAATGGTAACAGGTGATGCTGAGAATCTTGACGGTGCTGGTGCTGATGCATTCAACCAGATGGCATTCTCAATCGAGAAAGTCACCGTTACTGCAAAGTCACGTGCTCTGAAGGCTGAGTACTCACTTGAGCTTGCTCAGGACCTCAAGGCAATTCATGGTCTGAACGCTGAAGCGGAATTAGCAAACATTCTCTCAACTGAGATTCTTGCTGAGATCAACCGCGAAGTTATCAGAACCATCTATAAGGTTGCTGAACAGGGTGCTGTACAGAACGTTGCAACTCCCGGTATCTTTGACCTCGACGTTGACTCCAACGGTCGTTGGTCGGTTGAGAAGTTCAAGGGTCTTCTATTCCAAATCGAGCGTGATGCTAACGCAATCGCTCAAAGAACTCGTCGTGGAAAGGGCAACACCATCATCTGTTCTGCAGACGTTGCTTCCGCTCTAACCATGGCAGGTGTTCTTGATTACACCCCTGCACTCAACGCTAACCTAACTGTTGATGATACTGGCAACACTTTTGCTGGTACTCTAATGGGCAAGTTCCGCGTCTACATCGACCCATATGCGGCTAACCTGACTTCAGGTAACGCAACTCCTGGTAACCAGTACTATGTTGTTGGTTATAAGGGTTCTTCACCTTATGACGCTGGACTCTTCTATTGTCCTTATGTTCCTCTCCAAATGGTTCGTGCCGTTGGCGAGAACAGCTTCCAGCCTAAGATCGGATTCAAGACCCGTTATGGTCTTGTCGCCAACCCATTTGCTGAGGGTACTGATCAAGGCCTGGGTCGCCTTAAGGTCAATGCTAACCGCTACTATCGTCGCGTAGCGGTCAAAAATCTCATGTAAATCTCATATGAGATTATCTGGAGGACCTCAAAAAGGTCCTCTTTTTTATAAATACTAATGTTAAAAACTTCAATGATATGTTTTACATTTATAAGTCTACAAATAAAATTAATAATAAATTTTATATTGGAAGATGTAAAGGTCCTATTAAAAACAGAGAATATAAACACTGGTGGTACGCCACTAATAAAAAAAGTAATATGCCCTTTCCGAATGCTTTAAGAAAATATGGAAGACATAATTTTGTATGGGAAATAGTAGAACAAACTGAAGAATATGATAATGGAGAAAGGGAGATTTATTGGATAGATAAACTAAAACCACAGTACAATGCAACTTTAGGTGGAGATGGAGGATCTCTTGGTCGTTCTTGCCCAGAACATGTGAAGGAAGCAACGAGACAATCTAGAATTGTATCAGTTAGAGACAGGAAGACCGGAAAAGTTTATATTTCTATGAAAGATGCAAAAAAAGATACTGGAGTATTGGAAAGCAGTATAAGTAGATCTATAAAATATAACGGACCTGGTAGTAGATGGGAAAGAGTTATCTAAATATTTAAAAAAACAATGGTCGCTTCGCAGATTGAAAATAGAAATTTTCTTTCACCAACAGGGTTTAAGTTTACATTAACAAGAACTCCTAGAGTTACTTTTTTTTGCAATCAAGCAAATATACCAGATTTAAATCTTGGAGTTGCTGTTCAACCAACTTATTTAAAAGATCTTGATACTCCTGGTGACAAAATTGTTTTTGGAGATTTGTCACTTAGATTTCTTGTTGATGAAAATTTAGAAAATTACATGGAGATACAAAACTGGATTCGTGGATTAGGTTATCCGGAAAAATTAAGTCAATTTGCAGATCTTGAAAATTCGGGAACAGTTCAAGGAAATTATTTGAAAGATAGACAAAACATATATTCAGATGGAACTTTGCAAGTTTTAACAAGTAATCAAATTGCAAATTTTCAAGTTTCATTCAAAGATTTATTTCCATATTCCCTATCAACATTAACGTTTGATTCGACTGATACAGATATTCAATACTTTACAGCAGACGTTAGTTTCAAGTATACTATCTACAATATAGTCGATTTGGGTGGAAATCCTTTATGAGTTTTGATCTTGATGAAATTCAAAGAATGTGGGAAAAGGATTCTAAAATAGATATGGATAATCTCCATGAAGAATCTACCAATATCCCAAGTCTTCATGCAAAATATTTTGAATTATATAATACAATATTTCTACTTAGAAAAAAAGCAGAACAACAGAAAAGAAATATTCGACATGAAAGATATGAATATTATTCTGGAAAATCAGACCCAGAAGTGTATGTAGAAAATCCATTTCCTAAAAAAATTCGTGACAAAGATACGATGCAAAAGTATCTTGATGCTGACGAAAAACTTTCAACAGTATGTTTGAAGATTGATTACTACGATACAATGTTGGTTTACATTGAGAGTATTCTCAAAATGATCCAGAACAGAACTTATCAAATTAAAAACGCAATTGAATTTATGCGTTTTCAGTCTGGATTGGGGTAAATAAATATTCATAGCAGTTATAATGCTATGAGTGACGTAATAATCGAAAAGAAAAATGAGGTTTACATTAAACTACATTGTGAATCTCATATTCTATATGAACTTCAACCATATTTTACATTTGAAGTTGAATCTGCAAAATTTATGTCCCAATATAGAAGCAGACATTGGGACGGTAAGATTCGACTATTGAGCACTCATACTGGAGAAATTTATGCTGGTTTGTTGGATAAAGTTATCGACAAACTAAAACTGCATAACTACACGTATGAATTTAAAGAAAACAAATTCTATGGATTACCCTTTGAAATAAATGAGGGTATTTCATATGAAGGTGTCAAAGACTACATGAAATCTATTTGTACTCATTCTCCGAGAGATTATCAAGTGGAGGGAGTATACGATGCTCTAAGACATAATAGAAAATTATTGATATCACCCACAGCCTCAGGTAAATCCTTAATGATTTACTCCCTTGTAAGGTATTATGTAGATAAAGGACAAAAAATTCTCTTAGTTGTTCCAACGACATCTCTTGTAGAGCAGATGTACAAGGATTTTGAAGACTATGGTTGGGATGCTGCATCATATTGCCACAAGATTTATTCTGGTAGAGAAAAAACAAACGAACATTCTGTAACTATTACTACCTGGCAATCTATCTATAAACTTGAGCGTTCATTCTTTGAAGACTATGGAGTAGTTATTGGAGATGAAGCACATCTTTTCAAGAGCAAATCTCTTATAGAAATTATGTCTAAACTCCATCACGCAAAACATCGTTTTGGATTTACAGGAACTCTTGATGGAACTCAAACTCATAAATGGGTTCTTGAAGGACTTTTTGGACCATCATATAAAGTAACGAGAACTTATGAGTTAATGCAACAGGGACATATTTCCCAATTGGATATTCGTTGTCTTGTTCTCAAACACTCACCACAAAAGTTTGAAACATATGAGGATGAAATTCAATATTTAATTTCACATGATCAAAGAAATAAATTTATAACTAATCTTTCTTTAGATTTAAAAGGAAATACTCTTGTTTTGTTTTCTCGCGTAGAAGCACATGGAGCAATCTTATATGAAAAGATAAATAATACTAAGCGAGGTGATCGTAAAGTATTTTTTATTCATGGTGGAGTTGATACTGAAGAAAGGGAATTGGTTAGAGAAATAACGGAGAGGGAAAACAACGCGATCATTGTTGCTTCCTATGGAACTTTTTCTACTGGTATCAACATTAAAAACCTCCATAATGTTATCTTTGCATCACCCAGTAAATCGCGCATTAGAAATCTGCAATCAATTGGACGAGTTCTTAGAAAAGGAAAAAATAAAGTAAAAGCAATACTTTATGACATCTCAGATGATTGCACCTATAACTCAAGAAAAAAT